GTCTACGAGTTTGTCATTCATCATCGTAATCAATAGTATTCTAAATAAAATCATGATCCTGTTATGTGACTAAAATTTTTCACCTTCTCAAATCGTATTGTACTTCTAAACTTGTCTACAAGTACATCTTGTTTATGACTAATCACAAATACGTTCTCACCATCTAAAGTATTGAGTATCTTTAGAAATTCATCTGTTCCTGTAGAGTCGAGGGAGCTATCAAATATCTCATCTAAAATTAACAGGTTAGTATTTGTGCTGTTCTTCATCTTTGCAACTGCTCTCCAAGTAAAGAGTAGTGCAAGGTCAATACGCATCTTCTCACCTTCACTAAAAGACGCATACGTAAAATCATCTCTGTGTCGAGACTTGATTGTTTCATCAAAGTTCTCATTCAATGTAAAGTTAACATAGAACTCCATTGCAGTAAGGTAGGTGTTTATCAGTTTGTTCATGATAGGAAGATACTGCTTGATAATCTTTGTCTTGATACCAGTGTCCATCAACATATTACGAGCAGCTTCTGCATAAGTTTGTTCTTCACGCAATCCTTGTTGTTGTGTTTGATATGACTTCAAAGATTTTTTGAGTTTTTTGAGTTTATCCATATCTTCTTTACTCACCTCACCAGATTGTAGTTGTTCAATCTCTGACCGCAAAGTGGTATTGAATTTTTCCATTTCTTTAATAGAATAACTAATCTTACCTATCTCGGCATCATTTTCTCGTATCTTCCCAATATAACTGTTTATAGCTGCCAGTAAATCCTCTTGTTTTTTTAATTCCTCTGATAACTCTTGAATACCATTGTTGAATTTGTCATGCTCACCTTTCTTGGTCACAATCATATTCTCTTTGAATGTCTCATCAATATGCTGTTCACAAACAGGGCAGTCATCATTTTCCTCAAAGAAATCTATATACTTCTTCGTTGCAGATCGTTTCTCTTTTAGTGTTGCATCAATACCTTTTAGTTTCTGAACCTTTGTTGTAGTGTCGTTTAGGTGTGTAGTATCAAAACCTAAATCTTTATTGACTTGTTTAAGTTCCTCTACCTTCTTTTGTCGAGTGTGTATTTCTTCCTCATTACTGCTAAGTAATGATGTTTTCTCTGTAATGAGTTTTCCTTTATTCTTCTTTACATCCTCAATATACTTGTTCTGTAGTTCGATTTTTTCAGATGTTAAATCAAAATTATAGTCAGCATCCCTCTGATGCTCTTGAATTGTTTTCAACTTCTGTTTAAGAATCATATTCATTAAAGAGAAAATTTGAATGTCTAAAATATCCTCAACAACATCTCTTCGTTGACGAGCCTTCAACTGCATAAAAGGAATGAATGTTGAACTACCAAGAATAACAACTTGTGTAAAGCTTCGATAGTTTAGTTTGAGTATTTGCTGCTCAAGATACTTCTGATAGTCTCTTGCATTTGCATCTTGATTGTACATCTTACCGTTGATATAAATCTCAAACATATTTGGCTTGATACCACGAATCACTTTGAATGATTTTGTACCAATCTTAAAATCTACTTCGACCTCACAACTACCAGTATTGACAGAGTTTACCAACTGTCCTTTATTGATATTACGAAACGGTTTACCAAACAAACCAAAACATAGTGCATCAAGAACTGTAGACTTACCAGAGCCATTCTCTCCTATTACTAATGTTGTGTTGTTTCTGTCTAGTTGTATTTCGGTAAACTGATTACCAGTGGAAAGGAAGTTCTTCCATCTCACATACTTAAAAATTATCAAAGAAAAGCCTCCAAAGTACCTCTATGTGCATTAACATTTTTCTTATTATATTCTGTCATATCACCATCAATATACGGCATATCACTTAATTGTTTTCTACCCTCTAATGTAGATTTATCCCAAACCAAATCACTTTCTTTTGGATAATTTAAATTCCATTCTACATTTGATTTTTTTAAAAGTTTTCTTGCCTTTTTATTTAAAGGAAGAATATATCTAAATTGTTTACCATGTATTTTACTTATACCTTTATGATCAAGAAAGTCTTGAGTTAACCAATATATTCTCTCACCTTTTTTACCTTCAAAAAAATTTGGTTCTTTGGCAAGTTTAAACTTAACATTTTCATCACACAACCTTCTACTAGACCTTGGATGAATTTTTTCACCCTTATCACTAATATAAATCTGTGTCCAAATAAAACCACCATAAAGAAAATTTGCAGCTTGATACACATATCCAGGCTTACCCATTATACCATCTGCCCATGTATAGAGAAACTTTTTTTCTGGAGTATTTACTTTCATCCATTTCACCACAGCAGAAATCATTTGTGATTCTGGGTACGATTTATCTGGAAATTGTTCTGACATACACATTTTACCAATTTCATAATAATCTTTTGTATCTAAGTCTTCACTAATAAATTTATTAGATTTTTTATCAAACTTCACATGACATAAATTTTTATCATTAAACAATTTTGCGATTGTTGCTTTTGGTTGTGTTCCCCATCCCAAAGTTAAAACACCAACAAGTTCATTCTTTAAGTAACAACCTAAAAAATGTTTTGTGAGTTTAGGCATAATTTTGGAATAGTGTAAAGACTGAACAAAGTCCGTTGCAACTGGCCTAGAAATTTCATTTATTTTAAAATCGTATTTCATTACAATTCTAAATCCTGTGCCTCATTATATAAAGACTTCATTGTATTTTTGAGTCTCTTTTTGTCTAGTGTAACGTCTAACTCATCAATATACTTCTCAAGTAGAGTCATTGTATCTTCTGTATTTTCTACAATTTCATCTGATACATTACTTGCATCCAACTCTGAAAAATCTTCGATGATCTTGACCTCATGTGCGTCAGCCTTGAGTAGTCTATCAGTAAACATATCAAACTGATATAAGTCTTTCTTATTGACCACTATAAGTTTGACATACTTCTCTTTGTACTTGGATACATCATGTTTTTTATAGTCATGCTCAATATCATCATAATAAATCTTCTCAAACAAAGTATAAGGATTTACAATACGTTCAAGTTCTCTTGTGTCGGTGTCAAAAATATGAAATCCTTTTGGGTCATCAAAATCATTCCAATATAATTCATAAGGTGTTCCAAGATAATAGATTTGACCGTCATCTGACTTGTGATGAAAGTGTCCACTGAATACTGTTTCAAATCTACGAAATAGTTTCTTCTCTTGTTTACCTTCTGCCATTTGACCCTTGTGCATCTCAAAACCATTTACTTCAAGATGACCCATAGCAATATCTGCATTTGCAGTTTCTAATGCATCCATTGAGGCTTCGTAGTTATTAGAGTTAATCCAAGGAATAAACAGAATAGGTGTGCCGTCAAACTCTACAACCTCTGGCCCAGTATAAATTTTAAAATTATCTGAACCTACGAGTTCGTGCATAGAATTGATTTCACTGGTATTCTTATAATAGGTATCATGATTGCCGATTGTAATGTGTAGGTCAATACCCATTTCCTTAAAACGATTGACAAACCTCTCACGAAAATCATTTGCAATTCTAAAACTAATATACTTACGCCTATCCGTAACATCACCCATATGAATACAGGTGGTGATACCTCTTTCTTTTAGAGTAGGGAAAAATATGTTATCATAGAATTTGTAAAAGTATTCGTTGAAATTTAGATTGTCGTTTCTAGCACCAAAATGTGTATCGGTGATGATTGCTAACTTCAAGTATTCACTCCATAAATTTTTCTAGGCCTTTTGTTTTTTTGACCTCTTTCTTTTTAGGTTTATATACATCCTCATCTGGTAGCATGATGTTAGGATCAAAACCCGACACAGTATAACCAGTATCATCACCATCCATAACTGTCCAAGATTCAAAGCTACCTTTTTCAATCATTTTATTTTTTACATGAGATTGTTTTTTCTCTTTTTGTATTCTACGCAAAAATGCATAGTAAATTATTTGGGTAAAATATGCAAATGGATTTTTAGATTTTTCTGGATTGAAATTCTTTACATACTGCAAACAGTTCTCTATACCATCTGAAATCATCTCATCTCTATAAGTGTAGTTGATAAAGTTTGGTCTATACGATAAGTGTGTTGCTATCTTTAGAAAACACTCTCCAATATAGTTTGTCACTGGTGGAATATTTTCTTCATCTGGCCAAGTCTCACGCCAGTCTATCATTGCTTGTAAGAATTTTTTGTTATCTACGTAATGTGGTTTATCTTTTGCTTTTTTCTTCATATCTACTCCTAGATAGTATTTGTTTAATATACTACACTGAAGTATATAAGTCAATTCCCTTTGGGGACTTGACAAAATATTTTTTTTGTGTATAATAGGTTATGTGGAACCGTTAATGAATCTTATTAGATGGACTCTCTAATTCTAGAAACTCTTCTTCTACCTCTATATCTATCTCTTCTAGTTCCTCATCCGTGGGCTCTCTATTATAGTCCAAGTATCTTTGCTCTGTCCTTTTTAGAATATACTCGTAATACTTAGATAAGCCAGGAGATGCTTTTGCAGTTGTAACTACCGCATCTACAGGGATGGAAAAATAGGTTTGGTCTGTAAAGGGGTGACACCAACGGCCCAAACTTAAACCTTCTTGTACACCACCATTTTGTACCTCTCTA